AACGCCGAATCCTGCGACGAGTGCTGTCGAGCCAATTCCGAAATCATTTCCTTTTGCTCGACCGACATTCAGCGTCCCGCTCGACGCATTATTTGCGCCTGCGGCTCCATTTGTAGTGCCGCCGGTGGCGATGCCTGTTATGGTGAGCGTGCCGGTGCTGGTGTTCTGGCAGCCGTAGGCGTTGCTCCCACTCCCTCCTGTCGCGTTGCCTGTGATGGTGATCGTGCCGCTGGAGAAGTTGTTGCAGCCGAGGGCGGTGCTCCCACTCCCGCCGGTCGCGTTGCCTGTGATGGTGAGCGTGCCGGTGGAGTTGTTGTTGCAGCCGTGGGTGTTGGTAGCACTCCCTCCTGTCACATTGCCGGTTATGGTGATCGTGCCGGTGGAGGCGTTGTTGCAGCCGAGGGAGCCTGTTGCACTCCCTCCTGTCGCGTTGCCTGTGATGGTGAGCGTGCCGGACGATGTGTTATTAACTGCGCCGGTGTTGCCGCTCACGGTGGCTCCTGTCACATTTCCAACGATAAATCCAACAGCTGGCGATGCGGCTGTGAACTGGACGACATTGCGGGTGATCGTGGTCGATTTGGCTGTGACATTGGCCGTGAGCGTCACGCCGCTAGCCAGCGTATAAATTCCGGTGCCTGCGTTTGAGACTTCGTCGCAGGTCGTATTGACATCAATTGTGATTGTGTGGCCGTTCGAGGCGCGGGCTTCGTCGCCGACTGTCGGAACGACGCCGCCTGTCCATGTGGCTCCGGCTGAAAAGTTGCCCGTGGCTTCGCTAGTAATTAGGGCCATTAGAGTCCTTTCGTGACGAGGTAGGTTTGCAAAGCGGTCTGGATGGCGGCGACGGCGGCTTGCTCGGCGGGGTCGGCGACTTCGGCGAGCTTGCCGCGCAGGAGGCTGAGGGCGGACTGCGGGGCGAGTTCGGCGTGGGCGGGGATGGGGTTGCCTTCGTCGTCGGTGGTGGCGGGGGCGATGCGGGTGGGAGTCAACAGCAGGTTTATGCAGGCATCAGGCGTGCCGTCTGCGTTGTATTTGCCGGAGATAGCAAGGTTGAGCGAGTAGCGGTCAAAGGCTTGGCCGTCGATGATGATGGGATTTGTAGCGATCATAATTTTTATGCAAATAAAATCAGTGCAGAGTTCTCGTTGGGTTGTGGAAATTTAATCTCGAAAGCACCGTCGTAGACCGGCCGCTCGTTGCCGAAGTTTAGAGTGCAAAGCACCGAGTTGTTTTTGGAGGCGTTGTAGACCATGGCTCCGTGTGCCGTGAATGTCGCTCGGTCGATCTTTGCATCGTCGAAAGTGATCGCTGCGTTTTTACCGACCATCTCGGCTTTGAAGCCCGTAAGCACGATGCCTCCGCGAGCGTAGCCTTGTCCGCTCACTTCTCCCTCGTCGGTGTAGTGCGCGGTCGCCGGGCCGATGTTGGCTCTCTTCGTGTAGAGCGCGATCTTGTAGGTGTCCGTGGGTTGGTGCATGCCAATTAAAAATTGGCGTTTTGCTTCGAGTGCTATGCCTTGAGCGATCATATTTATTTTTTAGATTTTGGATGTTCCTTCGGCGATGCCTTGATTCCGCCACGCTCACCGACCACTGCGAGTTGTGTCATGCAGACCGCGAGCCGTTGGTCGAAGTCTGGGTATTCGGATTCCATCGTCGCGTTGACCATGCACCGGTCGATGAAGTCTTCCTCCTGCTCGCGTGGCCCTGGCTCTGGCATGACGAGCGCGGTCTCGTGCTGCATAGCTTGAAAGTTGCCGTGGACATCGTTGATCAATACGGAAAAATCTCTGACCTCTGGGCGAGTCGCGAGCTTGATCCCTTTGACCTTGTCCGCAGCCCAGACCTGTCCTGCGTCTCCGCCCCACAACGCCCACGCAATGCGGCCGGCAGAGGGAAAACCATCTTCGCCTTGTTGAAAACCCTCACCCTTTTTATCAACTTCGTGCCGCGCAAAATACGAGTTCATCCGCTTCACGGTATCTTCCGAAAGGTTCTTGCCGTTCGAGATGTCGCGAGCGCGAGCAACGCCTATCGATGTGCCTCCGCGCTTAAATTTCTCGCGCCACTCCAGACCCTTTGCTGCCTCGGCCATCATGCCTTCGGTCGGCTTGTAGCTCTCCGCGAATGCTGACGTGGTCTGCGTCGGTGCGGGTGGCGGTTCTGGCGTTGGCTCTGGCGTTGGCATTGGCTCTGTAGGATCAGGCACAACTGGCTCGGCTTGTTTGCTGTTCGGCATCGGCACCGAGTCCGAAATGTATTGCGCTGGTATTTGATACTCTGCTGCAAGATCAACAATTAACGAAGCCTCTTTGGCTCTCGTCCGCAAAGCCTCTTCGTAATCTTCGCCTCCTTCGGAGTAGATTTGCGCTGCGGTCTTCAAGCCTGCTTTCCAGAGATCGATGTCGGCGCGAGCTTCGCGACCGTAATCGATGCTCGCCTTGCGCGGCCATCCCCAGCGGCCATCAAGTAAATACTCGTTGTCAGGAATCAATCCGCGACTCGCCGCGTCGAGCAGCACGATGTTTTTGATGCGGTCGAGAAATTGCGTCTCCAGCAACCTGCGCCAACGAGCGAATGTGCGGTCTGCCATCTCGGCTTCCATCCTCGCCATCGGGCCGGACTTGTCCGCGTCAAACGAAAACCCATAAGGCAATCCAACACTCATGCAGATGTGGGACTGCACGAGCCGGACGAACTCTCCGAATGCTCCGGTCGGGCGCGTGTTCTCGAACATCTCCATCTTTTCGCCAGGAGAGAGATAGTTCATCGTGCCAGGATCGACGCTTTCAAGCTTCGCCCGTTGACCGAGGTCGTTCTGTTGCGAGCTTGCAAAGTAGTCGCTGGCCTCGGCTGCACCGGTCTCCGACATGATGATGCCGGTCTGGTAGCTCGCAAATTTAATCGCTTGGATTTCTGCCTTGAGTGCTTCCTGCAGGTCGCGAGCGGCGTTCAGTGCTGTCGCAAACGCAGACCGTCCACGGTATTCGTCGAGCCGAGTAGGGTCGAAGAGATGGATGAACTCCGCTGCGGGAATGCGTGTCGGATCAATGTATTGGTTAGAGATCGTCCGGACATAAAGCTCGTATTGATCAGGACGACCGTAGTCATCAAGCACTATGCCGCCGATGTAATTGTCGGAGTCTATGAGCCGATTGTAAGGAGAGCCGATGCGGTCGCTCTCCACGCTCTGCAACTTGAGTTCGCCCTGATCGCGCACGATGACAAAGCCGCAATCGCCATCGCGAAGCACGGCCATGACGGCAAGCTGCAAGAGAGTTACGAAATCGTGCCGACGAAGGAAGTCGCACTTGCCGCACCAGTTCCGCCAGTAACGCTCGATCTTCATGTCGAGATCGCGGTCGCCGGTGCGAGCTTGGTAGTTAAGCCGCCCGGCGACATACGTTGCAAACTTCAGAAGCAGCGAACGGATCGGAGGGAAATTGTCTGCAAGATCGCGAGCGGCGCGGATCAATTTGTATCGCTCGGTCGTGCCTGCCGTGTCCTCGGCACCGGACACATTGCGGCTGATGCCGCGCTTCGTGCTGTCAAGCGCAGAATCAAATCTCCCGAAGTTGCGCAGCTTGGCCTGCGAGATCATTCGCGACATCGCTGCCTGCGGAGAGATGAGCGCAATCGCTTGGGTGATGATGTCTTGTTTCATGGTTGCTGCGTAGGGAATGCTGTGACGGTGCGGCGGACACGGGTTCCGTCCGCCGCAGATATTGCGGCAGTGAGTTCTTTCACGACTTGCGAAACCTCATTGAGATTGGCGCGAGTGAACGACCGCCCGGCTATACTGTAGCTGGCTCCGGCCACGGCAATGGCCTCCAGACACTCGATGTATTTTGCTTGCAAACTTTGCAGGGTCGCAAGCGGTAAACCGAAGAATGCTTTGTTGAGTCCCATTATTTAGTCGGTTGCGTCAACTCGAAGATCGGGATTCCCCAGCGTTCCTGCGCTCTGAGTGCGCAGTCGTGGAGTGCATCCAGTTTTTCGGAGAACTCAAGAAAGTCGTAGCTGACCCAAGTCGGGATGTCACTTTTTTCGCGGCGGATCTCCCAAGTGACCGATGCGTGAATGCCTGTCCCCCACATGCCTCTTTGCAGGATGTATCCCGCAGCTTCAATCTTTGCTCTGAGTGTCTCGTAGGTCATTCTGCTTATACGTCTCCTGTTGGTAGCACTCCCGCCAGCATTGCCGCCGCGAGCGCGATGCACTCACAATCCCAGAGGTGGTTCGGCTTGCCGCTGATGCGAACCCACCTTTGCTCGACCTGTTTTGTTTTTGCGTTGATCACATCTTTTTTTATCTCAGAGAGCATTTGCTTTCGGTATTCGTCGCTGACATCTCGCGGAACTTCCCACGCGACAGCGGTCTCAACCTGTCTTAGTGCCGAGAGCTTATCCTTGACTCCTTCGTTGGCGAAAAAAAAGTAAGCCGCCTTCAGCCCGTGCGACCCAGCCTGGGCTGCTTCGATCTTTGAGACGAAGCGTCTGACTCTGCGCTCCTGCGCTTGATGCCAAAATCCATCCTGCCCCGAGCCGTGCGATGCCGTCCATCCGCGCCGAGCACATTGCTCGTAGACGACCGGCGTGTCGTAGCCAGCATCCACAACATTGCACCGCGCTGGCACTCCGTATTGAGCAGAGATCGCGTCGAGAGTCTCCCACGTCAGCGGCCTGCTCTCGTGCAGGAGTCGCGACGACCCGTCAGCGCGAAACGCCCGGACAACGCACCAGAAGTGATCGCGTTGTTTGTCGACGGCCATAAATCGATGCACCTCTCCGTCGAGCTTCTGGCCTTCGACATATTCGCTCTTGCTGTAGTCCGCGCACGCGATCTCCGGCATGTCGCTCGTGACCTCCTCGACCCAGACTTGCGCTTTGCGCTTCTGGATAAATTGACGCAACGGATCGGTGTTCCCGCTGTGCTTCGCTTCATTCGCTTCCAGAAATTCTCGCACGAGAGAAAACCAAGGAATCCACCACACTGCGTATGCTGGAATCTCAAACGAACGCACGCCCCGCACCGGATGTGGATTGAGCGGTCGGTAGCTGGCCGTGCCGGCAAGTGTGCGCCGCTCGCTCGCGTTGTCTCGGTATTCGGCCTTGCAGTTTTCGCAGGTCAACCGGATCGAGTCCTGCAATCGATCCCACAACCACACGCCTTTCTCGTCCTTCGCGTCGTTGTCCCAGGTTATCGCATCGAACAGGTATCTCTGCCAGTGTTTGCAGGCTGGGCACTCCCAGCCGTAAACCTCCCGCGTGCCGCTCTCCCACTCCTCGCTCGACTCGTGCGTCGAGTCCCAGCCCTGCGAGACGAGAATGGTCTTGCGATTCCATCGGTCGTGGTGTCGAGCTTTTAACTCTCTGATCATTCCGTTCTTCCACCGCCACACTTCGTCCCCGATGCAGTAGCGCATGGATTTTTCTTGAAGATTTGTAATGTTCGCGCCGCCTGCAAAGAGCACCATGTGCGGAAAAAGAATCGTCGTCTTGCGTAGCGCGTGTCGGTCTTCCGGGAAGAGCGAGTGCACCGGCTCGCACTCGCGAAAGATCGGGAGCAATCGCGACTCCGTCCAGTCCTTGACCATGTCGTCAGTCTGCCCGACGAACAAAGTCGGCCCTGGCTTCTGCGCGACAATGAAGCACGCCAGCGTTTCCATATAGGTCGTCTTGCCTGCTCCAGTCGCAGCGCGGATGAATAGCTGCGTGGTCTCGTCGTCTGTCGCAGCGAGCAGCGGCTCGTTCATCCACGGCGCAACAGTGCGGTCGAATCGGCTCGCCCTGTCGCTGGCGGGGAATCTTACGTTCGCCTCTGCCCAGTCCAGCACCGTCCCGCTGTAGGCGAGCCGTATGCCTTGACAGATTCCTTGAGCAAGTGGGTTCATTTCATTCCAAAGATTTGCTTGAGCACATCAATATTTCCCGCCTGCGGAACTCTCTCGATCGGCTCCTCCTCTCCGTCGTGGAATGCAACATCCCAAGTTGTGTCGAACATCTTGCGCAGCCCAGCCGCTGTCATCGTGACCGTTCCTTCACTGTCGAATGAAGGATTGCGTTTTGAGTAAATTTTCCAAAGTTCTTTTTTTGTCATGCCTTCTCGATCTCCTGTTTTATCTCCGCCAAAATTTGCTGCGTGCGCTCGTGCAACTTCTTGCGCAGCGTCGGCTCGTCCAGCCCGGCCAGCGCACCGCTCGCATCGTTCACCAACGCGGCGAGCTTCGCGCTGAAGATCGCGCCGATACGGATTCCGGTTTCGCGGACGGAACCGATTTCGAC